CCCCCACAGCCCAAGCTCCCAGCGAACTTGATTACTGTGATTACAGCCCGCATACCTACTCTTCACGCCGATAATCCTATCGAGCGTATTCACCTTGTTCCTATCACCCGCGCTAAGAGTCTTGTGGGTGCTCCGCGCATTCCAGTCTGTTACGAGGCGTTCGTGCTGCCCAAAGACCCTAGCACTGTGATTATCCCTGTCCCGAATAACTTTTCGAGAAGTACCTTGCGGGCGTGGATTGCAAACCAGTATCCCGATTTAACGACCGAGATGCCTTACAAACACAATCAAACTGTAATTATCGAGAGGAAATTACCATGAAAATTATAACCGTCGGAAAGTTCCGAGAACCTGCTCTGCCCAACGACTTCAGACCTGTGATTACCGCCTATGGACAGTTGCTCAATCCTCACTGCGAGGCGGGCGAAGAGTTGCATTTGGCTTTCTTGCCGAGTGAGATTGACAGGCCATGTGCTAACCTAATCACTTGGCAAGCGCCGTCGTTTATCAGGAAGTATGATACGTTAGTTCCAGACGTCCTGCTTGAAGATTTAGCAAAGCTGTATGATGAAGGTATTGTTTGGATGGCTGTGATACCTCACTCAACTGCTCACCCGAATGATTTGCTCCTTACGGTATTTCCTGATGGGTCGATTGTTTGTTTCAGGTTGGCGGAAGGGAGTGATACTTACAATGCTCACAAAATGGTGGTCGACGACCGGACTGCAATGGATATACCGTTCCGTCAGTTGTTGCGCCCGACGGAGTTGGTGGAGCATGGGTTTTGGACGTTGGTTCCGAGGCTGACCCTGAACCGCTATATTCACAGGGACAACGGCTCGACTGCTTACCCTGTGATTAGCCCGAACTTTGCGCCGTATTGTGCTTACGAAGAGGTAATAGACAGGGGCTTGTTGATATTGAACGCAGGGGAAGATGCAACGAAGTGTATTCCGTTCCAGGTGTTTGACATGGACCCTTATGAATTCTTGCGAGGTATGAAAGGTGAGTGATAAGAATTTTACGCATATGCCCTTCGGGAACCCTCCTGTTACATTGATGTTAGAATGCGTCGATGTACAAGGGTTCACCATCCCGTGGAATTTGGTCGACCGAGAGCTTGTGTTCTCGGTTCCTCGGTTCGAGTACGAAACAGAAGACCCTTATTTACCGCCGTTGATTGGTATGAACATGACGGCTGGGGTTTTGGAGAAGTGCCAGGACAGCATTGCTTTCGTGAACTGTGAGGCTGTTGAGTCGGCGACCAGCCGTTTGCTCAAACACCCTTATTCTTTGCGGACCGATGACGACCCGATAATCCGCAGGATGTGTGATTACCATCTTGCGGCGGCTTACTGCATTAAGATAATTACGCCGACGTTTGCCGTCTATGTGTATTTAGATGGGTCTTGTGTTGTGGTTCCGAGTAGTAACAGTGTTAACTTTGGTGGATGTTATCCGTCTCACATCTGCACGGCTACGTTGATGGTGCTATTCGAAGCGCTTGCCAAACATCATTGTTGGAGGTTAATATGAAGTATGCAGACCACCCGATGCACCCGCCCGTCACGTTGTGCGTGACGTGTGTTGAAGTAGGAGGGTTCTGTTTTCCTGTTCCTTTGAAAGATAAGGGGTTGCAATTCCCTCGACCGTGCTTCACCAAGACGTTTGATTTCTTCTTGCGGCCACCTATCAGCAAAACTACTGTGAAGGAAATGATAGCAGGCATTAACTTTACGGCATGTTGTCAGGCAAGAAGAGAGTTAGACAAAACGCCCTATCAGATGCGGACGGACATGCCGACGATACTGATGCAGATGTGTCAGTGGCATCACAAGGCGTCGTTTTGTGTCAGGTTCAATTTTGAGAATTGTTCGGTGTTTGTGTATCTTGATGGGTCATGTATTGTGTTCCCTTCGGATGGTTTCAATACCATGAACACTTACTTATCGAGTGTTTATATGGACAATAAGTTGAACTACATTTTTGAAGATATGGCTCACAAAAATTGCTGGAAGGTGATAAAATGACTATTTTACAAGAGCGACGACCTTTTACACCGCTCACCCTACGCTACAAGCTGCAAGGGTTCTCGGGAATACAGATACCTCACGAGTATGAAGTAAGGAACTATCCTTATCAAATTACTAATCGTGGAATCCTTGTGAATAATGAATTTACGGAGCTGCTGGAAACACTGGGCGACCCGCCGCCGAAACCGTTGCCCGATACGTTCGCTAAGAACAACCTGTTCGAGTGTGAGATGCTATGGCGGAACTCTAATTTTAGACACTTCCCTGAAATATCTTTCTCAGAATTTGTGAAGGCTATGGTTGCTGACCATTTGCGCGGAGGTTATTGCATCAAGTTGTGCGGGAAAGGGAAGCCACACTATTACATCTACCCAGACGCGTCGTTTATTGCGCGTCGGAATGCGACGTCGCGGGAATGGTTCTCAGGGGTGCTAACGCCTAAGGGGTGCATTACTGCCCGGAAGGCGATGCCGAATGTGCCTCACTGGTATTTCAATCAATATTATTTGGAGCCTGATTATGCCAAACCTCAATGGCTGTGATGAAAAACTTCCGAAGCATTACATGCCGGACATGAAATGTGTGCCGTTGCGTCATGCAAGGAGGGATTCTTGGTTTAACTTGCCAAAGAGCGAGGTTATCGGGTTTGCAAAACCTGCCTATACGCTTGTTACAGGCGCTGAAATAAGCGACCCTGTGCGGTTGCCCGATACGTTGCGGGAAACGGCAGGCACGGCCAGCCATGCGGCTATTTACGGCCATTATCAGGCGGCGCGGGATATGCCTTGCTATAAGGGGCACAGTTTAATGGATTTAGTGCGCGAGAAGCGGTTGGCATTATTGCAGTTGCGGACTATTCACATGCAACCAGTGATTAAAGAACCCATAAGGCTCAATCTTGAGAAGGAAATACTGCCCGACCCGCCAGTAACGCCTAGCCCTCTATACAGGCCGTTGCCTTATTCATTGGCGGAGTTGCAGTGGTTTAGTGTGCGCCCGTTTGGGCTGGGGCAAGGCTGCCGCAAATTCTTTATGTGGCAAAACTGGCAAGGGTTTTGCATCCGGTGGTATAGGAACGATAAGTTGCATGAAGTGTTTACATATTCCGATGGGTCCAGTATTGAGTTTGATGATGGAACTGTTTCTTTAAGCCCTCCAGACGAGACACTGCGGATTAACTTGCGTCATTATTTCGGGTTCTTGGAGAAAGTGTTCCTTCCTAAGAATGGTGTTGCTTATTGGGAGTTGAACTAATGGACATTAAAGTAGAAGTTGAAGTTGTAGGGTATGTTGAACCTGTGAGGGCGCTAGATTATTTTGACCCCGATACAAAGAAATATAAGACACGTCCTTTGTTTTATAACAATCCGACAAGTAAATGGGTGACGGTTGATGAAAGATACAATCTGCGCCCTATATCGTCAGCAGGTGTTTGTGATGTTAATTTTACTGCCATTTCACATCTGCGTTATTTACAGAAGAAGTGGTTATTGTGGAAAGACGAAAAACTCACTTACGAGATGCTATCATCAATGGTTGCTGAACACAGAATCTTGAAGTTGGTTCTGTTAGTGCTTAATGGTAACGATAGCCTTTATTTCTATACAGATGGTTCTTATATCCTGCATTATGATAACACAGGGGAATCACAGATGGAGATGGGTTCTTACTGTACGAAAGATAAAGGGTTCTTGTTCTGTCCGCCGGACGATAGGGTGACTTGGCTTGTGAGGACTACTTTGCAAGAACAGCATCCTGAAGTGTGCACGGAAGGAGTTCTTATGCCTTCTCGTGGTTTTTATGTTGATTTGAGGACTTGGTAATGTTTGTAACTAGCGACGGGCGAATTATGCCCATAGAGACTTGCTTAATGGGAGTGATAACTTTTGAGAAGGTTATCCCAGAAGTTGAAAAGTTAATGGAATGGGAGCCATTGTACTATGACTCTTACTTTGCATTCACAGATGCTTATTCGTTGTTGAAGAGCATGAAAGAGTGCTGGAACCGTGAAGACAGTGAAGCGGAATACATAGTGGAGACGCTGGATGAACTTGTGCGGCGAGGTCTATGTGTGAGGTTCATTGTAAGCGGTAATATTCCTAAAACTTGTTTTCTCTTTGGCGACGGGAGTTATTTGTGCTATACGTCAATTGACAGTTTCGCAGATTTGCACATTCTCAATACGCGCCCATTAGTTGCCTTCTACTTGAAGGAGCTGTGTGATGAAATCCCTGTTCTGTTTGCACCTTCACAAATTGATGGCGAGGAATGTTGCTATCCAGGATGGGGAATTCCTGATAAATACAAATGCACTATGGATAGCATTTTGTCTATGGGACGGAAAATTGATGCAATCGCTGGCAATAAAGATTATGCTGTTAATTGCATTCCTTTCAGCCAGAAGTTTTGGGAAACGCTCTAAAATAGTCATTGTAAATACTTGCTTACTTGTTACCTTGCCCGTATAATTTCCCTGTTGCCGCTAGTTTTCTTGCGTTGTGGCTTGTGGTCATAACGCGGCGGGTCTTTTGGTAATTTCTGCCCGTCATGGGTTTAGGGGCTAGCGGCAACGCCCTATAACTTGGAGTCAATTATGAAAGAAAAAATTATAGTTCCTGGCAAAGAAGATAAAGTTGCCAAAGATATTGGTCCGGCCATGTTCGAATTTATTACCGAAGGTTATAAAGAACAGGCGGCGCAAGATGAAAAAGGGGAGACTGCTATTGTTCGTCGTACTTTTGGCGCAGGTTGTGATGATGACCAAAAAGAAAAAGTTATCTTATTGCATCAGCTTGGCTACACCTTCTATTTTGCACCATTATCCAAAATATTCGATAGGATACAATCAGAAGACCCTTCTCTTACCGAAGAAGAAATTGATTGCTTTACATTTGACCGTATGGTGGAGATTATTATTGCTTGCTCAAAATATACCAGCAACGGTCTTACTGAAAAAGCTCTTCGTGCTGCTATTGCCATGCGTGAGGCTATTCCCGATACTCACAAGAATAAATATACAGTTCTTCTCGATAACTTGGCTAATAAACTCAGAGCTCTCGATGCCTTGAAAAAGTTAATGGAGATGTTAGGAAGCGGCGATGCCAAGGACGAGGAATGCTGTGATTGCTGTGGGCAGAAAGGGGTAGAACGTGGTGAGGACAAGCCGAATCCTTACACTCGCTCTGTGCACGATTACGACACCATTGACGTCTATGATGTGCTGAACCTTTATGAAGTGCATGACCCCGCTGTTGCCCATGCTGTGAAGAAACTTCTTTGCGCGGGTAAACGAGGCTCGAAGGATTACCTCACAGATTTGCAGGAGGCACAAAGTTCATTAGCCCGCGCAATCCAGGACGCTGACAAGAAATGAAAAAAGGTATCGAACGGGGCATCTGCCCCGTTTTTAACATCAGACAGACGAAGCCGTTTGTTGCTGATAAGAAAGACCCTTTGGCTTTCCACAGCCAATTTTCTGTGAACAATCCCTTGATATGGTTTCAGGAACGCCCTAAAAACGAATGGGACGCCCGCGCGCGGCCTGTGGATACTGGGGTTTTAGCGTTTACTGTGCGCGGCAAAAGGCCGTTTACGGATAGGGAATTGGCGCAGATAAAAAGCACGATAATCACAGGTGCTAGGTTTGTGAACACCTTCAAAGGTTTGCAAGGGAAAGGGGTTAGTGCCGCTACATTGCATGAAGCCTTCACATATTACATTCTCTTCCTTCGGAACGAAATTGCAAAGAGGCTTCGTAACAAGGTGCAATTTGGACACTTCAATTTAATGGGATGGGTTAAAAATGGGCGTGAATATCAGGACTAAGGGAGCTAATGGGGAACGGGAACTTGCCCAAAAGCTCAATGAATTACTTTATCGGGTGTGCCAAAATAACGGCTGGGATTTTAATAAGTTCTCGGAATACTTGGTGCAAAGAAACCAAAACCAATCTGCTGTTGGCGGCTGTGACCTTGTGAATACATGGGGTCTTGCTATCGAGGTCAAACGGCATGAAACATTAGCCGTTAATACTTGGTGGCAACAATGCAAGGCGTCTGCATTGCGCCTAAATAGGGAACCTGTGCTTATTTATCGGCAAAGCCGCCGCCCGTGGCAAGTGGTAATGCAAGGGCGCTTGCAATTACCCGATGGCGGTTTCTGTGAATCCGTTGTGACTATTTCTTTCGAAGACTTCACAAGATATTATGAAGAAATTGTTGCACAGCAAATCCGGATGGGTATCAATGCTGACGGAGGTGAGTTATGTCTGTGATTGATATAGTTGCAATAACCGAACGTATTGAAGGCTTGTATAGATTGCACACTGCTGCTATATTGCAGGATAATAGTCAGTTGGCAGAACAATACCGTGAGGATATTCACGCGAGTATTGATATTCTGTTAGATGCAAGAGCTCTTAATATAATACACACGCTGTCATCTTCGGGAAGAGACTAAGGAGGTTGAGTGAGACTCCCACTCGAACTGCCAAACCTCCTTTTACCCATAGCTTGCTATGGGTTTTTTTATACACGGTGAATTTATGGACCCAAATCAACAGCCTATTCGATTGCCTAACGCACAGGAACCTGAAACGCCTGCCCCTGAGACCGCCGACGTGCCTTACTGGGAAGAAGTGCCTAGCGAGCCTGACCCTGTGCCATTGGAGCAACCTGTGACTAATACTTACCCGCTGGGCTTGTACAGGCAAGGGATACCCCTGAAAACGGCGCTTATCGTGCTTGCTTTCGCCTTGCCGCTACTGGGGCTGTGGTTGTGGTTGGCCGCGTTATTGGCGCGGCTGTGAAAAGCGCTTGCGCTGTTTTAGGTTTATGTGTAATATGTGCCCTGTCGCCCCGTGGGAACGTCATCAACGAGTCCTTACGGTGGGTAAACAACTAAGAGTAATCTCGGTTACTCTTATTTCTGACGGGCGACGCCAATCTCTTGAACTTGTTATAGGTGGAAACGATGCCTGTTCAAATAGCATGGGGTGCGAAAGTATCCCCGGAGTTCCTGGAAAAGGTTCTTACAATCGGAGTTGGTTTCGGTTGGACTTACGAACAGGCATCTTTTTTGATGTCCTGTATGGCTTGGGAGACTGGTGAGACGTTTTCTGCCAGTGTGCAAAACGGAGCAGGCTCTGGCGCTACTGGTCTAATCCAGTTCATGCCTAATACTGCGAAAGCTCTTGGGACAACCACTCAGGCGCTTGCCCGCATGACACCTGTTCAACAACTTGATTATGTTAAGAAGTATTTTCAACCTTATGCCTCACGGTGTAAGACTCTTGCTGATACCTATTTGGCAATTTTGATGCCTTCTTTTATTGGCAAGCCAGACAATATAACAGTCTTTTCCTCACCTCGCGTTGCTTACAAACAAAATAAAGGTTTCGACTTCAATAAGGACGGTGTAATCACAAAAGCTGAGGTGGTTGCCAAAGTTGATGCTAAACATAAGAAGGGTCTTAGTAATGGATACGCTAAGACCATAGACACCTAGTTACCTACTACTTTCTGACCTCTGACTGCGTTTTGCCACTATTGAGAATTTTTTTCAATAGTGGTATTTTTATAATTGGAGGGTGTAAAAGTCCTCGGTAAAGGAGACTATTTTGCAACCTGACGATTTGAAAAACTGGTTAATGATTGTGGCTTATGCAGGATTCTCGGCCATAGGAGGGTTTATGGGCTACCTTATGCGTACCATAGACAAAGAAGACCATCCAATATTATGGGGTAGGGCTGTTATCGAAGCCATTGCCGCTGGGTTTGTTGGTGTGTTGGTTTTGTTTGTCTGTTTAGCCCTCAACCTGTCTCAACAATGGACTGGGGTGATTGTTGGTGTTAGCGGATGGTTAGGGGCTAACGCCTCTATTCGCTTACTTGAAAGAGTGGTCTATAAGAAAATTGGAATGGAGGTAAATCGCGATGATAACCGCCCTACTCACTAAACTTCCGTTCTTGATACGAGTGCCTATTATTGGTGGAGCTTTGAAATTCATGGTTAAGAGATCTAGGCTTGCGATAGAATATGGGATGATTGCTGTGATTATAACTATCGGCGGC